GTCATAATCAGAAGAGATAAGGAGAATTAAATATGGCGACAGTAAGAAAGATAGCTACAAAGCCTAAGAAGAAAAAGATTTCAATTCCACGCCGTGCCAAAACTGGCATTGCTGCAGCCCCTGTAGATAAGGGGTTCATGGATTTTAAACATTACTTCCACGCTGAAATTGAACGTAAAGACTTCATGAAAGTTATGAAGGACTATACTAAAAAGAATGCATCTAAATCTGACTGTAAAGCCATACTAGCATGCCCGGATCATGTTTTTTATATCCGGTCACACGTTGCTGCCTGTATGCAATGGATAAACCTAGGCCTTAAGTTTGAACCTCGTAAGGTCATGAGGAATATATTGCAAGATGATGGCAGTGTGGTATTGCGCGAAGTAGCTTATTCGTATGATGGATATGTCGCTATTGATCGTTTCTTTAAAGAAGCGACAATCCTCGGTACAGCAATCCTTAAAACTAGGGAATCTGAGACTGAAGAAAAGTCGAATATCGTTATACTTAATCCTACACAGCGTTACCAAGCCAAGTTAAATGAAACTATTTTAACTGACTTGGATGAGCTGGAAGAAGAATGGATCAGTGGCGAAGAACCTGAGTTTGATTTATATAACAGGTTTCGCTTCCACCTTCTTACCGGTAAGGCGGCCGAGCCCGTCCGAAGACTCCTTGAGGGTTGGCTTCTAGACTTCACAGACGCTTATCATAAGCGCTGCGATCAAGCTGTTGAAGGTTACTCACACGTCAAGCGTTCTGTTATGAGAAGACGTATCAAACACGTCGAATTGATGCTTGAAGATTGTGTGAAACTAAAGGCAGCAAGTGCAGCTACACGTAAGGTATCAAAGCCACGTGTCAAAAGCGCTGATAAGCAAGTCGCTAAGATGAAGTACAAGAAGGATGATGCAGAAAACAAGTTAGTCTCCATCAACCCAATCTCAATAGTAGGCGCAATGAGACTATATGTCTTTAACGTCAAGACACGGGAAATCACTGAATACGTGTCAGGAAGAACGGACGGGTTCTCCATGAAGGGTACTACTCTTCAAGGATTTGAAGTCGATAATTCTCGGAAGATCAGGCTACGTAAGCCTGCTGAATTCCTAACAGTTGTGCAGTCAAAGACTCCTAAGCAAATCGATAACGCTTGGGATAAGTTGACTACAAAAGAATCAAAGCCAAACGGTCGTATCAACGATGACTGTGTCCTAGTAAAGGTATCAGACAAATGATGATCAGAAACGCTAGTATTGCCGCATGTCTCCTTCTCTCCTCAGCGGCAAATGCTAATGCGCTCTCATCAGATGATATGACTTGTTTGGCTTTGAACTCATACTTTGAGTCACGTAACCAATCCCCTAATGGCGGTATTGCAGTGACTCATGTAGTTATGAATCGTGTTGCCGATGAACGCTATCCTGACACAGTTTGTGATGTGGTACAAGATAGTGTTAAGAATAGAGACGGTAGCGTGAGACGTAACAAATGCCAATTTAGTTGGTACTGTGATGGCTTATCCGATAAACCTAGAGAGAATAAAGCTTGGCTAGATTCACTAGGAAGAACATTAGCTGCTTTAGACTTATACCATGGTGGCTTTGATATTACACATGGAAGTACACACTATCACTCAAAAAACGTTGAACCATATTGGAGAACATCACTTGAATACATTACAACAATTGACGACCACCATTTCTACAACTGGGGCAAGTAAATTAGAAACCCCTATCATTACAAAGAAACGTTTTTCTACTATGGTTGAAGAGAAGGTGAAAGCCCTCTTGGTTAATTACATTGAAGCTGTTCTAATAGTATGTGATGAGCGTGAGCTACCACCTGAAGATATTAAGCGACTATTAAATCCATCTATTATTGGTAAGATCGAAGCTGAAGCACTTGAGGTTAATTCAATTAAAGGCGGAGGAGCTAGGCTTCCAATATGAGTTTGCACTACGATAAGTTTGAGATAGTTGAACTACTCGAAGACGGTGTGTATGCTATAACCTATTTGGATCACGATAATTTGATTAAGACACGTTGTCTTACTCTTGATAGAGATATAATAGGTGAACTGGATTCTATGCCAATAGGCTTTAATAGTCTTAAAGATGCATGGGATCAGAGTGGCAATGCATTCGCAGCGCTAGATGTTTATGCTAAAGAATGGCATATAGTTTATATGGACCGTGCAGATAAGATGAGGAAGCACTATGATTATGGAACCGTTTGAAGCCTTTAGATACTACCAATCTTTGAAGCTGCATTTTGAGCAAGAGTCTTATGATGCACCAAAGTATAATTATAAGACATCTGTCAAACCACAATCCTTTTGGAAACGTAAAGATAAGTACTTCTTTGCGAAGGTTGGACGGATGTTTGATAAACCAACCGAGCTGATTAACTATTACGCTGCACACTTTGTTGCAGATAATAAGTGGGTTGGCGATATGTTAGGCGATGACCATACATATCGTAATTGGCAAAAGAGAACAGAGTCCATGGGATATAACTTTGAGCAAGACCTTGCTGAGGTCGGCGTTGAAGGATTTGACCAACTGTTTGAAATAGGCAACCAATATCCAAAGGTTGTTGAAGCCTATCTGGCTGGTGATATAAATATAGAGTCGGTCGTGATTCTAAACAAGCTCACCAGCTTTATGGGGAAAGCCGACAGGACTGTTTCGGATCCTATACTGTGGCCAGATGTGTCACGCAAGATTCGAAAGTACAGTTTGTTAGTAAATGTTGATATGGAAAAGATGAAAAAAATTGTCTTTAAAGTGTTTACATTCTAGTGAAACTGTGTTATAATGGTCTTACATCATACAAACATACACTGTAATATATAAGGAATACAAAATATGTCTTTTGCAAACATGAAACGAAATCGTACTGATATCGCATCACTTACTGCCGCAGCCGAAGCTGTAGGAGGTGGCGCTAAGAAATCCTATGCGGATGAGCGTTTCTGGAAACCAACAGTAGATAAAGCCGGTAACGGTTATGCTGTTATCCGTTTTCTTCCAGCGGCTGAGGGTGAAGAACTGCCTTGGGTTCGCTACTGGGATCACGGTTTTAAAGGACCAACTGGTCAATGGTACATCGAGAATTCGTTGACTACCATCGGCAAAGATGATCCAGTCTCTGAAATGAATAGTGTTCTATGGAACTCTGGTCGTGATGAAGACAAAGAGACTGCACGTAATCGCAAGCGTCGTCTACACTATGTGTCAAACATTATGATTGTGTCTGATCCATCTAATCCTGCTAATGATGGTAAGACGTTCTTATACACATTTGGCAAGAAGATCTTTGATAAGATCATGGATGTAATGCAGCCACAATTCCAAGATGAAACACCGGTTAATCCGTATGACTTCTGGGAAGGTGCTGACTTTAAACTTAAGATCCAACAGGTTGCTGGTTATCGTAACTATGATAAGTCTGAGTTTGCTGCTGCAAAGCCATTGTCTGATGACGATACTAAACTTGAAGGTGTGTACAATACATTGTATAGCCTACAGGAAATTGTAGATCCTAAGAACTTTAAAACATACAACGAACTCAAAGAGAAGTTGAACCGTGTTTTAGGTGAAGAGGGTGCCGTTATGACTACAGCCGAAGCAGTATCACTTGATGAAACTGTATCAGCTCCGACATATCAGGCTGCTGCTGCTCCAACGCCACAAGCGTCATATGAGCCACAAGCTGCGTCAACTACTAATGATGATGAGGATGCCTTAAGTTACTTTAACAAGTTAGCTAATGGCTAAATATCTGTAAATCAGATAACGAAAAAGGGAAGCTTAATCGCTTCCCTTTTTTTATTGGTTAAAAAGATCCAGGAGACCATGCACCCATCATTCCGGGAGCAGTTGCGTAACCTCCGGTAAGATCTGACATGGATCCAGCAGCAGGGGATCCAGCCGGTGGAGTATTAGTTTTAATTGTAACTGATGAAGTAGTAGATGCATCAATCTTAGTAGTACTAGTTCCACCAGATGAAAGCGCTGCTTGATTGCCTTTAAAATCTGCAGTATCAGCAGCTGCACCATTCATAGCCTCGCCGGTTGTAGGTTTTTCAGGAACATCTAAGTGAGTTCCGGGATCAATACCAGCAAATGTATATAAACTTGGTGCTATTTTTGACAAAGCTCCTGAAGTCATATTCTTCAGGCTATACCAACGGTCGTCAGTTGCATCTTTCCTAGGAAGAACCATTCTTAATATTTTTTTCATTAAATCTTTAGCGTATTGCGCTATACTACCAAAGGCTGCAC